AAATGATCTTAAAATTTCCTGTAATTACAGACGAGCAAAAGAATCAAAAACGTGTAATTCAACAAAAACGTGAAATTGAAAAGCAACAAATTATTATCGAAAAACTTAAAGCAAGATTAGACGAGAAGTTAAAACAAAATGGGCAATAAATTACCAAAACTTGATGGGTTTACAATCACCATGATTTGTATTTTTTTAATTATTTGCTGCATAAATGTCTTTGTAAGATGAAAGCATCTGAGCATTGTAAAAAACTGGTAAAGCATTTTGAAGGTTTGCGACTAACCGCGTATCAGTGTTCTGCTAACGTGTGGACGCTTGGATGGGGTCATACAAGAGGCGTGAGCGAAGGTGATTACATTGATCAAGATCAAGCTGAAGAGTGGTTAGAGGACGATTTACACTCTTGTGCGAAAGACATACACCGACTTGTAAACGTGCCGTTGGAGCAATATGAGTTTGACGCATTGTCGAGCTGGGTGTTTAACCTGGGCGGTACTAATTTAAAAGAATCCACGATGCTTAAAGTTATCAATCAAGACATTGATGGCGACATTGTATTTGAGATGAAACGCTGGAATAAAAGCGGTGGGCAAATACTCCCAGGTCTTATAAAACGTCGAGATGCAGAAGCTGAGATGTGGCTGGGTTTAGGATTTAATCTTTAAACATGGGTACGTTTGCCATTAATGGGTACGTTTTAAAATCTACCTGCTCTACAGCCCAGTAAATTGGCGCACTCGGCAGGATTCGAACCTGCGACCGCTCGGTTCGTAGCCAAGTATGCTATTGCTATTTAATATATAAAAATCAATAATTTAAAAAAATAGCGTACCCATTACGCACACTTCTGAAGCAATATTTTATTTATATATTACCGTGACTTAAAAAAATGATGGGTACGTTTTATCGCTTAAAAGGCAACACAATTTGTGGCTTACGAATATAAATTTTTTGAGTTGTTGAAACGCTAGAGTGTTGCAGTAATTGCGCTGCGTTTTCTGCATCTTCTATGTCGGATGCAGTCTTTGCGCGAAGATCATGTTCTGTAAATTTTTCATCTAAAGGTGTTAATGCTATTGCTTGAGTCATCGCTCGTTGCCATTGCGATTTAAAATTATGTGCTTTACCAGTTTTTTCGTTAAACATTGGCTTTCCATAAGACGAGCAAAACAAATAAAACGATTGCACTTTAAGATATCTATTTCGCCAGGACATAATGTTGTCTACTATTTCCTTCAACCCAGTGCTTTGCCCTTCATATTTAAACGGCAAAATACTGCCTCGTCCTTTTTGAGTTTTAATTCGTTGTGGGAAAAATATACCGTCTTCGGATATGTCACTCAATTTGACGCGCAACAACATTTGTTGGTCTTTGCCAGTTGCAAGTTTGAGTGGGACATAACATTTTAAAAAATTATTAGCGGTTGATAAGAACCAATCTAGCTCCTCATCAGTCACATAGCGATCCCGCGAGGCAATAGGTATTTTTGTAACGATGCTTTTGATCGGATGTCTAACTTTACATCCCCATTCGATTGCTTTTGTAAAGATATGAGATAAGCATTCAATGTCAAGGTTAGCGCGTTTGGCGCTTAAATGTGTGTGGACATAATCTCTGTAGGCAAATGCCTGGTGAGGTTCAAAAGTAATGACTGGCTGATTTAAATCTATTGCCAATCTTAAACGAGTCAAAGAAATTGTATTGCTTTCGATGCTTGATTTTGATTTTTTTGGAATAACTTGCTGTTGATAGCGATCAAACAAATTGCCGATTGTGTAGGGTTTGTCTGTTGTAACTATTTTTGCAAGCCATGTTTGATAGGCTTGTTTCTCTGCTTCGCCAAGTGTCGCTCCGCTGCCTAACAAATACTCGCTTTTGTTTTCCCAGAAATGTTTATTTAAATCTGATGTTCTAAAACATATTCTATATAGACGGCGTTGTTTACGAACACGCCACCCTTTCGGATATTGTTTGTTTTGGGTGCTACGCTTAACCAAGGGCGCTGAAATCCATTGCATACTCTGTTTGTTTTGACACAGTGAATTGCTCGATCGGGACGATAAAAGTGCCGTCTGGCCTAACTCTGTAAGAGTAGCCTAGATGTTCAAGCACTTTCAATTGCTTTGATCGAGACTTTGCCCCAGTTAGTTCAATAACCTCAACGGTTGATAGCCAAAATTTAACCGACATTTTCGAGAGTCCATTCTGCAACCGACACTCCGCGCCCAAACCTATTTGTAACGCGAATCATCTTAGTTTCAATCGGAATTTTATAATCATTACGCAACTCGGAGATCCGCGCTGGCGCTTCAAAAATACCAAGCTCGTTTATCGCTCTTTGCCGCGTGAGTTTCTTGCCCGACTCCAAAAATTTTAAAATTTGTGTTCGCTGATTCATTTTTTTCTCCTAAAACGGAATTTCATCGTTAAAAGTCACAGCTTTTGGGGTAGGCGCTTGAAAGTTTTGTTTTTGCTCACCGTTTGGCTTTTTGCCAATCATCTGCATTTCACGCGCTACAATTTCAGTTGCATATCGCTTTTCGCCGGTTTTCGCATCGTCCCAACTTCTAGTCTTCAAAGAGCCTTCAACATACACCTCTGAACCTTTTTCAAGATACTCGCCAGCGATCTCAGCAAGTCGATTAAAAAAAACGATCCTGTGCCATTCTGTGCGTTCCTGCTGCTGACCGGTATTCTTGTCCTTCCAACTCTCAGATGTTGCCAAACTGATGTTGGTGATCATCGTTCCAGATTGCGTAGCTTTTGCCTCTGGGTTTTGACCCAATCTGCCAATAATTATTACTTTATTTACACCGCTCATTTTTTATATGCCTCATGCAATTTTTGAATTTGTATCGATGCGCTGTGAAGTTCAGCTTCTAGTTTTGAAATGAAATCAATGTCGACAAAAACCCTCTGCAATAAAGGTTTCATCTTTGGATGATAAATAAGCAGATCCCACCAATTTCGTTGCGTGACTAACATGCAGCCTTGGATTTGTTGGTAATAAGCGGTGATTGCAGAAGTTGGCTTTTCCAAAAATTCGATAATTTTTTTAGGTTGAGGACATTTGATCTCCAACCCGCCGTCATCCCCGACTAAACCATCGGGGCTGCAACCAAAATTACCAAGGTAATGAATGCCAAAACCAACCTGGTCAACCTCAACGCCTTCGGCAAATTCATAAAAGCGTCGAGCTTCGTCTTCAGTGTCAGTGCCGTGCTGCATTGCATCCGTCACCTTGAACGCGGTTTTTTCGCCAGTGATTTTTTCTGCGACTAGCTCATTGATGTATGCTTTTGCAGATTTTGAAGGATCGCCCTTTGTTGTGACGATGACGTTAAATCTTGATGCGCTGGGTACGCCAAGACGCGCTTGCAACCATTCTTGCGATCCTTGTTCGCAATTCATATAAATCGGGTTACGGTTAGCAGCCTTTGCGGTCTTCATGCTGCTACCTTTGGTTTGTTTGCAGCGGCTTTTACTGCAATAATTCGTGACTCTAGTTGCTCTTGAATCTTTACAACATCAGACTCCAAAATATTTTCTATTTTGTCGATTTTAATCCAATTGCAAAATTGTGAGTCTGTTCTACCGCAATCGTTCACAAGTTTTTGAAGTTCTTTAATCTTCTTTTTGCTTATAGTTTTCGGTGGTTCTATTTCATCAATTTCGCTAGATGCAAAATTAGCGTCATCATCTACTTGCGGAATGCCAGCAACCGATGCAAGTGCATAACGTCGAGCATAAGTAATAGCGCCACCGGCTGCTTGTGGATCAGATTTTTTTAACGGCAAAACGTAGTCGCTTTCAAGCCATTCGCCAGAACCGTGCATTAGAATTGTTGTCACGCCCACACCGCCGTCCGCGTTAAAAGGAAATTGCGATACAGAAATTCCATTATCTGCGAAAGGCTTTTTAAGAGTTTTGATTACTTCACCCAAGTCAGCATATTTACTGTCAAAAAATGGGTTATTGCTGCTTTTCACAGCACCTCCCATCTCGCCTTGAGCTATAGCTAGTGCAGCCGCTAACGCTGAAATTGATTCTGATTTTCTCATTAGTTTTCTCCATTATTGTCAGTTTGAGCGTCTAATTGCGCTTCTAATTCATACCTCAAGCCATAACCGAGGTCATATTCTTTTGGTTGATTTGATTTGTGTGCTAAACCGTTAAGGCAATCAATCTCGCCTCGACAAAACTCAAGTGAGTTAAAAAAATCGATCCCCAACTTTTCGTTTAGCCGCTCTTCGCTAATTTCTCTCAAAATCATCAGTTCGCTCCAAAATAATTCGACATGATGTAAGCCAGACCAACGCCCGATAAAAACGCAATAAGCCATGTTTCAAACGCAGATAATTCTCTGCGCGGCGGTTTTGTGAGGTATTCAAGTTTTGGTTCTTTCTTTTTCATGACAGGTCACCAGATTGACGGACATTATGAAACTTCGCGGTGACCGCGCAGCATCTGGCTTGTGTGCAGCGCACCTGTGAGAACTGCAAGGAATTCACCGCGACTATGCTCTTAACTCTGCAATACGCTGTGCGTTATCCAGCAAATGTTTTCTGACTAAAGCGCCGAGTTTTTGATTGTCTTCACTTTCCAAAGCTTCCATTGCGTCAAACATAAAACTAATTGCACTGTTGTTTATTCTCTCGTCTATGCCGTCAATACTAAAAGATTCCCAAAAAATCGTGGGATCGCGTAAAACTTTAAGAAGATCAGGCAACTTTTGAGTTATTACTTGAACAACATTTTGATCCGCGTCGATGTAGATATCGTCAAATTGATCGACAACCTGGTTAGAATACATTTGCATTTTATTCTCCATAAACTGTTTCTATTTTGTCGCCAAAAAAGTCGGCTATTTTTTTTGCGTTTGTATATCGCAAAGTTTTGTTTTCGCCTGTCAGAATCTTGCTAATTGTTTGCTGTTTAATTTGTGTCTTTGCAGCAAGTTGAACTTGATTTATATCTGCGGTTTGCATGGCGGCTTTTAAATATTGCTGCGTTGACATATTGCTTCTCATTTATTTAATACACTTTAAAGTTTAACATACGGTAAGTTTTAATCAATAACTAATTACGTTTAAAAGTGTATTTTAGTAGCGAAGTGCTAAAAACTGCAAAATTGAATTAAATTGTATTTATTTGACTTTAATTATTTAAAGCATAAAATACTTTATTCAAAATTACGGGCTAACCAAAGGCAATTAGTTTGGCAATTGGCGACAGAATAAAAAAAGTTCGGGTTAAAAAAGGTTTAACGCAAATTGAACTGGCAGGATTGGCTGGGGTGAAACAGGCGCGTATTTCTGCTCTCGAACGCAATTTAGA